TCCTGGTGGATGGCATGCTCAACTAACTATGGACATGATAATGTCTTTTGAGAATTGGGATGACACATCAATAGAGGAGAGGCTTGCAACTTGGGAATTTATAAAGGGCACCTATGGATGGCATTCCACAGTAACATTCGAGTTTATTGCAGACATGGTTGATTCTGTAGACGGACTTAGTTGGGAAGATATAATGACTATTCTTCCAGACGATGTAACCAAAAAAGAAATGCTTATATGGCTCAATAATAATACCGGGATGACTCCATCTCAATTAGCTAGTATTTTCGGGTCAGATTTTACGGCCGATATGCATTTAAGTGCTGATCTAATCTGGCCGGAGGGCGGTTTCCTAGATGTTTTAGTTGGAGCACCAGTAACGATTGCTAAGTTCGGCAATACGAATGCAGATACTTGGACAAGTCAGATTCATTTTGGTTTGGTTGAAATATGGTGGGTATTAAAGGATATTGAGGCCAATGATGTTTTAGTTGGAGTACCAGTAACGATTGCTAAGTTTGGCAATACGAATGCAGATACTTGGACAAGTCAGATTCATTTTGGTTTGGTTGAAATATGGAAGGTATTAAAGGATATCGAGCGTAATACACGTAATCTTAATAGAGCTTTTAATATCCCAGGCTACGCTGCTGGCGGATTAACAAGCGGACTCAGCTTTGCTGGTGAAAAGGGAGCAGAATATATCGTACCGACATATGAACCAGAAAGATCTTCTTTCTTACAAAGCGTTGGTGCCGATCCAGAGGCAATAGGGAAATCAGTTGCAAAGTATATTATGCGTTCTGGCATGGGTGGGGAAAAAGAAGTTCATATCCATCTTGAGATTGACGGGCAAGAGATTAGAAACCCAGTTATCATGGGACTACAGGGACGTGACGCAGATTTGATTGACGCGGTAAGGAAGGCAGCATAATGGCCAATCACGAAATATGGGATTATCTGAGTGGCGTGGCGGTTACTCCAGATTATAATGCAACTTTGGCTGTTGTCCCACAAAAAGTTATTAATGAGGAAGGCACAAAAAACCAAGTCGTACATCTAGGTGATGATGACTCTGAAGCGATTATTTCCTTTAGTGATGATTCTATTTTTTATATCAGATGTATTTGGGACGTATTATCAGAGAGCGATGCAGGAACAATATTTGATTGGTGGCATGATGCTGCAAAAGCGAACGGAAAAGCAAGATCATTCAAATTTCAAGATCATGGAGTGTCAGATATTCATACTTATACAGTTCGTTTTGCCTCAAATGTTAAAAGAAATATTAAATTGGCCAAGCTTTTTGGTTTTGCTGAAATTAGACTTAAGGTTTTGGGACGTGCACCATAATGGCTAACCACGAGATATATGATTATCTAAGTTCGGTAGGGGTTACGCCAGATTATGATGAAACACTTGATGTAACACCGCAAGAAGTATTGCAGGAAGAAGGTACAAAAAACCAAGCTGTTTATTCTGGGGATGATGATAGTGATGTAATTATCCCTTTTAACAATACTTCTATTTTTTATGTCCGGCTTAAATGGAACACTCTTTTAGAATCTGATGCAGGAACAATATTTGATTTTTATCATGACACGGCAAAAGCGAATGGAATTGCTATATCCTTTAAGTTCACAGATCATGGAGGGTCAGACACACACGAATATACAGTCCGCTTTGCTTCAGATGTAGTAAGAAGTATTAAATTAGCAGAACTTTTTGGTTTCGCCGAGATCAAACTTAAGATTCTAGGACGCGCGCCTGTTTAGGAGGATGAAAGCGGTGATGTTTATGTCGACGAACTTGGTGAGGATTTCGAAGGTTAAATAATGTTATCACTTAATGCTACAAAACTTGGCCTAGTTGCCTCGGCCTATAAGAAAGTATCCTGGTTGTTCACGGTTGTGGATACCGCTGGGCCTACTACTTATTATTGGTCTACGATAACCAGAAGTTATGGCGGTCATGACTATGTATTTAAGATTGATCCTAAGACATTCAACGGTGTCACTTTAAGCCGGGGAAAATCCGAACTCGGTATCCAAGCACCGAACGATCTCACTTTTACTATAGAGAACACAAGCAATACCTTAACAGCTAGTAATTTTGTCGATAGCTCAGTTACATTAGATTTGGTTCTTAGCGACGGAACAGATGAAGAAACAATAGCTACATGGAAGTTTAACACCAAGCGTTGTGAGGCTATTTATCAAACCCTCAAGTTTACTTGTGAGGACTTTTTGCAGCAATACTTGAGTGGGGATTATCCAAACACCAGATTGGTTAAGGATATAAGCCCCTCATCTGATATAGACAAGGATGATGATCTCTGTGTTCCAGTACCAATCGGAACATGTTATATCCCTTTACGTTCAATCTATGTTACGAATGATAGGTTTTATCTTCTTGGTCTAGATAGCCATGATTATACTATCTCAAAGGTAAGATCTCCTCGTTCATGGGGAACTGGTAAGAGTGAATGGGCGACTGGAGATTATGCCTTTAATAAAAGCACTAAGACAATCGACACGGTGGTCTGGGAGGTTTTCCAAGCCATCATTTCCGATAGTGATGGAGATGGCGTTGTCGATGCAAATGGTGTGTGGCAAGATGGTGACTATCTTCTCGATATGCCAACAGAATTTTATCGGGATGACACTCACACATTAACAAGCCCAGATGATGCCATAGAATTTATTCTAGAAGATCTTGGAGTGGCTTCTGGCGACATCGACACAGGGGGCGGGTCTTCGTTTGAAACCGCTGGAACTACATTCAGTGGGTGGAGCTTAGTATTCAATGGAGCATATTATAAGAAGCAAGATTCTGGGAAAGTTATTGCTTCTCTACTTAACATGTGCCACTCGATCTTTAGAGTAACCGATAAGATAGAGCTTCACGTTCTTTCCAAGACATCTCAGAAGACCATAACTAAAGCAGATGTTATTTTAAACTCCTTCAAGTTTTCCACTATAACTAAAAATCAAAATGATTCCGGCTATGTTTTATGGCAAGAATCAGGTGAAGCACAAGACGAATATATCAAGTCTTTGGTTTCTGCAAAAGCAAGCACTGATGAAATCTCAAGTGATTCACTAGAAATCCCCTTTGTACAGGACTCCCAAGATGTACAAAGGATCGGAACACTTTACTATCAGAGAAAATTTCTGAAGGAAGCTAATTGTTCCTTTAGCAATAAAGGCGGAACACTCCTTGCTGTTCAGCCCGATGATGTAATTACAATCAATGAGGCTGATTACGGCGGAAATTATGCTGTCCTAGTTGATTCCATGACTATCAAGAGAGACCTAACGATAGATGTCAAATGTGTTAAGTTTAGTGAAGCTCTTGATGATTGGGATGACTTAACTCCTGCTGCAATCTCTCCAGCAACTAATGATGTGCCAGCATTAAATACAACTGGATCTAGATTGTTTAGTTCACAACCTGTTACGCCATATAATGTAGGTGATCTTTGGTCAGACGGACCATCTGGTGATTTGAAGAAATGTAAAACAGAAAGATTAACCGGAGCTTATGTGGCGGCTGATTGGGAACTGACGAGTGATTATAACAAAACAGCCAAAAACCTACAATTCAATGGTGATTTTGAACTAGATGCCTCTAGTGAAACCGATCCCACTTATTGGACAAGAACGATTAAAAATGGTACACCTTTATTTGCTATGGTGTGGATACCTACGCCTGAATCTCTTTGGCCCCCATGGAAACCAGAAGGACATTGTTTCTACGCAAATTGTAATGATGCCGCACAATATATAGGATTAAAGTCTGATTATTTTATTCCAGTATCTCAAGACTCATATTATTGTTTAAGCGCCTGGGTCAAAACCTTTAATGGCAGATGTTATTTAGGCATTGCTTGGTACGACAAAGACTATGTTAAATTATCACATGTTTACGTGTGCATGAATGGTTATGAAGCCACCCATGCTTGGGAACAAAAATCCTCAGCAGCTTTTAAGCCTTCAGATTATAATGCTACAGCTAGGTATGTCAAAATTTGGGGCTATCCGCAATATAAAAAAATTGGCTATACAATGATTTCTAGAATTCAACTTGTGGAATCCAGAACCCCGATAGTTTGGGAAGATAGCTATGCGGTTGCGCCGGGGGCAGATGTTACTCAAACCAACATGCACTATATCACTGTCTCCCCCAGAGCAGGTGAAGCAATGTACACTGACTTAGCGACGGCCATTGCTGCGGTAGATGCAAACTGGGCGGGAGTTTATCTAAAGAATGGAACGTATGCACTGTCGGCCAAAATAACCTTGCCTGATCTTGATATAGATATTATTGGTGAAAGTCAGGGCGGGGTTGTGATTGAAAATGATGACGATGATAATGCCTTTTATTTGCATAGTGCATCTTCAAAAACATATCGTTTTGGCAATTTAACTTTTGAATCACAAAATACCGCATGGAATATTCCTTCGATTATTGAGATGATTTCTTCTGGTGGGCCTACAATACATTTTGTCAATG